CTGACATAAAAAGAAATACACCCCGAAGCCTTTCCAGCCTTTTGCGTCCAAGAGCTTGTCTATCTTCTTGTCTCCGTCAAATATATCAACCGACCAACCAGCGTAATCTATCCCCTGCTTTGGTCGTCCTGACACTTCTTATTCTCCTTTTCTCCCTGCACTGCCCGTACAGGGAGTTATTCGTGATACAATAAAAACCTAAGGTGCTGTTACCTACGCAATCACAGTAATGTGATACTTCTTTAATTCCTCGGAAAGTTCATATTCCAGATATTCCTTGATTTTCTTCATGGTCACATTCCATACCTCCTGTGTAATTTATTAAAAACTCTGACTTTATATCAGATGTTCTTTACAATCTGTTCTTTCCGAAAGTTTGAATGAACTCTTCTCTGGTCCCATAATGTTCCTCCCAGTACCGCTGTGCCATCTGTTTGAGCTGCAGATCCAGCCCGTGATTGGGATTCTCATGAACGCTGTCTTTTTCGTGCTCATGTAGATAGTATGCTATGGGAATTATGAAACCATATTGTTCAGACTTCTTTCTGTATGGTCCGTAAAATATATGGTGCCTGTGACAGCTCGGTGTCCCCGTGAAATAACAATGCGTCATGTCGTCAGTGAACACGCTCCACAATTTCTTAGCCATTTACGACCACCTCAATGCGGACTGCTGCCATAAAATTTCTTATAATCATTGACTGACCGCCTTTCTGTTCCTATAATGAAATTGGTTGTTTTACCGAGTGCTCCAGCCTTGCCGGGCTTTTGTGAGCACTCATTTTTGTATCGCCAGATCAAATATCTGTTCCAATTGGTTCGGCGTGTGAATTGTCGATCCAGTAGTTACCCAACCGATCAAATAATGTATTTTGAAAGACTGTGAGCTGAAATTATGTTCTTCCAATGCCTTTTTAATGTTCTCCAGCTCGGACTCAAATTCTTCTTTCGTCAACAACTTCGGGATTTCACGTATTTCCTCCCATTTTATGTATCCGTTAGCTTTTCTCCACTCCTGGTACTCGTCCTCAAGATCTGCATCTTCGATTTCTCTGTGAAGTCTTTGGAACTCCTCAAATTCCGTCTGATACCCGACCATGTCTCTTGACATCATTTCGACCGTATCACACTGATCTGCACATCTTCGGAACAATGCCTTTTTCGCGATATCATTCATGATTTACACCTCCTCTACCCAATCGAAATACGGCACATAATAACAAAGACTGCTGCCAGTGCCAGCATTACATCTGGAATAATTAAACTTTTGATGCAAAGAACATATCGCTCTCTTTCCAACTGATGAACCCTACGCCTGACTTCCCATGGTGCATCATTTCTCAGTACCATATTTGTTGATTTTCTTTTTCTCAAGCTTGTCCTCCTTCCTACCGCCTAAGCGGTTTTATCTTGTTCATATCCTAAATATCCTGTAGAATTACTATTTAGTTTATTGCTAATTTCAACATTTTCTTCTTCAGATAAAGTAGCTATATCTCTTTCAGAAATAATACTCTTATCTTCTTTTCGTATAATTCTTAAAATAACTATATGTTTCAATTACACCACCTCTTCTATAAGTTATGTGGTACGGTTTGTACTTGTTGCAAATAATCAATTCTTCCTCTATACTTGAAGCGTTAAAATTATCAAAATCAAATATTTTTAAGGAGATCTTTTATGAAAACATTTTTTAACTCATTAAATCCTTCCGATATTATCCAGCTCTTCGGCATCATTGCTTCACTTATCACAAGCATTGTTGCTATAACCATTTCTCTTGTAACCCTCCGGCAAAACTCAAAAATGATTGAAGATGCTTCCAGACCTATCATTTCAATCTATGGTGAATCTATTAATCCTGGTTCCCCGGTGTTTTATATTGTTATAAAAAACTTCGGCTCATCATCGGCTTACATTACACAATTTGATTATGATTTCGACTTTACCTCCTCATATCTCGCAGATAAAGGTAAAGATTATTTAAAAGATTTAACAAATTCTGTAATTGCTCCTGGTCAATCTCGTATCTGTGCTTTAGAGTACTCAGCATTAGATCGGCCAATTACCTTCAAACTTTCTTATTCATCTGGTGTCAAAACTTACCATGATGAAATGACAGTTGATTTAAAAGCCGGAGCTTCAATGCTTACATCAAAAACTGCAACCGAGGGAAAAGAATTAAGAACTATTTCTTATTCACTTCAAGAAATGTTACAAAAGAATCTTTAATTTATCTTTTGTATTTTGGACACTTCTCCCACAAGATTTTTCGTTCTTTCCAATATTTCCAT